CGTATCGGTGGTGAGCAAAGCGGCCACATCATCTTCTCCAAGTACGCTAGCACGGGTGACGGTATCCTGACCAGTCTGAAAATGATGGAAGTCATGTTGGCGAAAAAGAAGCCGATGAGCGAACTGGCAGCACCGCTGAAAATTTATCCGCAGGTGCTTGAAAATGTCCGTGTGACTGATAAGAAGGCTGCACAGAACGATGAGGCTGTGCAGGCAGCGGTAAAGAAAGTGTCTGAGGAACTAGGCGATACTGGCCGTATTCTGGTTCGTGAATCCGGCACGGAGCCTGTGGTGCGTGTGATGGTGGAAGCTCCCGACCATGACACTTGTCAGAAATATGTTTCCGAAGTTGTCGATGTGATTCGTGATAGAGGATATAGCCTGTAAATTGAAAGGCCAGCCACTAGAGATAAACTATCATTAGAAAAAATTGAAATAGCTTAAGTGCATATAAAACGGTAAGGTTCGATTTTGAACTTTTCCGTTTTTCTTTTTATTTAAAATTATAAATTTTTTCAGAACTGTATTCCAAAACGGCCCTGCGGAGTCCTATTAGTGTAGGGGCTTTCTAAATCTTTTGTGAAACGGCTTTCCTCTAGTTTTATGAGTGGAAAATAAACAAAATCTATATTCTAAAATTAGTCAGTTCAACAAAATTTGAAAATCTGGTTGCCAAACGCCTATTTTAGAATGCTATAGGTGTAGGAAGTTGTTTGAGAAAGTGAAGAAATTCTGAATTTTTCGGAAAGGTAGTTTAAAAACACCCCTTAAAGTTTGTATAGGGTGTAAGGGCTATATTCCAAAACAGACCTATTTGCTGTTGGATTCACTTCTGAAAATCCCTGATTCCTTACAAAGCTACATCGCACCTTGAAAATCGCATGAGCCACCCCAGCAGGATACCTCCGGTACTGAATGTGCATTCTGCGCGTCTTACCAGAAAAAACGTCGGAGAGAATCGGGCAGGAACGGGCCGGGACAGAGTGGACGGTAGTTAAGAGCAAGATTCGCCTTTGTATACGAAACCGCTCCTACGGGCGATTTTTCTACGGCGGCATCTTGATGGGGATTGTGCTCCCCATACCCTCACATCGTGCAAAATCACATGATTTTGCCTGTTGGTGGCCTGTCGCAGCAGGTCACAGCCGGAGTGCAGATGCACTGCCGGGAAAATCAAATTCTTGATTTTGGAAAGGAGACCCCATGCCACGAACAAAGAGAAAAGTGAAATCTATCGTCAAGACAAAAGTAATCTCCGCACGAGTTACAGAAACAGTACATGAACTTTTACACCGGCAGGCAGAAGATGCCGGGATGACCCTCTCTCAATTTGCAGCGCAGATGCTGATGAAAGGCCGTGTGAATACCTCGTATGTGTTCTACGTCCACCCGGACGAGATCGAAGCAATCACACGGGAGTTTGCCGCCATCGGAAACAACCTGAACCAGATCGCGGCGTTCTTCAACAGCGGCGGTATCCAGTCGCGCGCTATGCTCGAAAACATCAACCATGCAATTTCCTGTATTTTTGAAATGCGGGAGCAAGTCGCAGAAATGGCAGGAAAGAATTATGGCAATCTTAAAGCACATCGCAAGTAAGAGCTCCAACTATGGTGCTGCGCTGGAGTACCTGATTTTTAAGCATGACGAGTTTCGGAAAACTCCGATCCTTGATCAAAACGGAAATTGCATCATGCGGGATGAGTTTTATCTGGACGGCCTGAACTGTGAACCCTATTCCTTTGATGCGGCCTGCCAGCAGCTGAACCGCGAATATCAGAAGAACAAAAATAAGAATGAAATCAAAAGCCATCATTACATCATCAGCTTTGACCCACGGGACAGCACAGAAAATTGTTTGACGGGGAAACGGGCACAGGAGCTTGGGCTGGAATACGCAAAAGCAAATTTTCCGGGACATCAGGCATTGGTCTGTACGCACATGGACGGTCACAATGGCAGCGGAAATATTCATGTCCATATCGTAATCAACAGTCTGCGAAAATTGGATGTGCCTAAGCAGCCCTTTATGGAGCGGCCCATTGACTGCAAGGCAGGGTACAAGCACCATGTGACGAACGAATACCTGAAACACCTGCAGAAATCCCTCATGGATTTGTGCCGCCGCGAGTTTCTGCATCAGGTCGATTTACTGTCACCATCCAGAACGGGTGTGACCGAAGCGGAGTATTGGGCACAGCGGCGGCTGGATGAGAAAAAACAGAAAATCGAAACGGAAGGATTTACGCCCAATCCGACAAAGTTTCAAACGCAGAAGCAGCTTATCCGGGATGCCGTTGCCGCTGCTCGTGAGAAAGCAATCTCGTATGAAGATTTTCAAGACATCCTGCAGGATGAATACAACATTTTCGTCAAAACCCAACGTGGGCGTTATAGCTATCTGCCGCCGGAACGGAACAAGTTCATATCGGAGCGTTCTCTGGGAGAAAGCTGCAAAAGAGAATGTCTGGAAGGATTCTTTGTTCAGAACGCCGAGAAGAATCTGCGGTACAAGGAAGAACCCATACTGATCTTTACAACCAGAACCAGGCTACGGCTCGTTGTGGACCTGCAGGAGAATGTCAAGGCACAGGAAAATCTGGCCTATGCACTAAAGGTCAAAATCAGCAATTTGCAGAAAATGGCTGAAACGCTGGTATGGGTACAGGAGAATAACATTAACGACCTGACAGAACTGAACGATCTGTGTAAAACTGCGCAGGCCAATGCGCAGGCAGCGTATGAACGACTGTCACAGGCAGAGGATGAACTGTACAAAATCAATGAACAGATTCATTATGCGGGGCAGTACCTTTCCACCAAAGAGGTTCAGCAGCAATTTGCGAAGGCGATTTTTAAGAAAAAATTCCGTGCAGAGCATTCCAAGGAATTGGACACCTATGCAGAATCCGTGAAATACTTCCGGGAAGAAAACGATGGAAAGCTGCCATCGCTGAAATCCTTGAAAAAACGGAAAGAAGAACTGATGAAAGAAATTGCGGAGAGGAAAAAGGCTTATGCTCCTCTGAGGGAAGAATCCAAGCATCTGGAAATTGCATCGGATAATGTGTACAGCATCTTCCGAAAAACCAATGAGATGAAATCCGACCTTGCATGGAAACGCGAGTGGGAGGCCAAAGTTCGCGAAAAGGCAAGGCAGGAGCAGGCTCGACAGGAAAAGCGCGAGCGTCAACCGAAACGCAAGAAGCGCAGCTATGATATGAGCCTGTAATCAGCAGGGTCTTCCACCCCGCACCCCGGAACCCTGCCGGATGCGTAAGCCCGTGCAGGGCTTTCCCATCCGGCAGGGACTTTTGAAAACGATTAGGAGGAAGTTTGAGTAAAGAGTACATCAAGGCACAAACCCCACTACCCGCTTATTTCCCTTATCCGAAATTTCTGCTGCAGATGAGCCTTTCCCATACGGCACGATTGACGTATGTTTTGCTGCTGGACCGCATGACCCTTTCGCAGAAGAACGGCTGGGTGGATGTGCAGGGCCGGGCATATGTGCTCTATCCGTTGGCAGGGCTGGCGGAAGATCTTCAGAGCAGCATTTCCAGTGTCACCCGTGCCCTGCGGGAACTGGAAGCCGCACGGCTGATCGAACGGCGATCCAATGGCTTTTCCAAGCCAAACCAGATATTTCTCGGCGTTCCCCGGACTGCGCAGAAATGCGCAATCGAGATGGCCCAAAATGAGCAGCCTGATTGCTTAAAAGTGAGCAATACGGTTGCGCAAAACTGCACACCTAACCAAATAAATAAGAACAACCTAAGATTGAACCAACTGAATAGAACTAAAGAAGCGTATGGGCGATATCGGAATGTTTTTCTGGAAGATTATTCGGAACTGGAAATGGAAATTGCAGAGTTGGATACTCTGATCGAAGACCTTTCAGCCTATATGCAGTCTACAGGCAGGAAGTACGCAGACCATGCGGCGACCCTGCGTAGCTGGTCAGCACGGAAGAAAAGACAACAGAAACCGGGAGCAGGCATCCCGGACTATACCTACAACAAGGAGGAAAGTTTATGACGGAAACGATCCAGACAGCGATGGACAGGCTTATGACGATCTCTGTGGAACCGCAGGACTATGTTGCAGAAGATGGGCTGCTGTACTGCGGCAGCTGCAAAACTCCCAAGGAAGCGTTCTTTCCGAATGGCAAAAAACTGTTTGGGCGTGACCGCCATCCGGCTGAATGCCGGTGCAGGCAGGCTACAAGGGAAAAGCAAGAGAAAGAAGAACGTGCAAGGCTGCATTACGAGAAAGTGCAGCGGTTGAAGCTGCAGGGCTTTACCGACTGGGCGATGCAGCACTGGACATTTGCAAACGATCACGGGCAAAATCCACAGATGCAGCTGGCACAGCGGTATGTGGCCCACTGGTCGGAAATGCGGGAAAAGAATGTGGGGCTACTGCTCTGGGGCGGTGTTGGTACAGGCAAGAGTTTTATGGCGGGCTGCATTGCCAATGCCCTGATGGAACAGGAAGTGACCGTCTGCATGACGAATTTTGCCCGAATCATGAATGAACTGAATAACGCCTTTTCCGGGCGGAATGAAGTCGTGGACAGGCTCTGCGGCTATCCGTTGCTTGTCATTGACGATTTCGGCATGGAGCGGGGCACGGAATATGCGCTGGAGCAGATTTACAACATTATCGACAGCCGTTACCGCAGCAGGAAACCACTGATCGTTACCACGAACCTGACCCTGACGGAGTTGAAGAACCCGCAGGATACCGCACACGCCCGTATCTATGACCGTCTGCTGGAACTGTGTACACCGATTGCCTGCACAGGTCCCAGTATGAGAAAGGACATAGGACAGGCAAAATTGAATTTGCTGAAAACACTTCTGGCCTGAATGGGAGGAATGCAATTGAAAGAAAACGGCAGAATGAATTGGCTGGCGCAGATCCGCCAGATGAAGAATCGGGACATCCGCACGATTGAACAGTCTGAACTGCAGGAACTGCAGCAGGATGCAGTGGAACACGGATTGCCGCAGGAGGAAAGGCTGAAAAATCTGCTGGATAAGGTCCGAAATCCTTACTGCTATCTGGACAATGGAATTATTGTAAAGCTGAATTTTGCACCAAGAGGGAGCAGCACACTGTCTGAGCGCATTGGCAGGTGCTTTCAGTCTTCCAGCTGAAAAGGCAGAGAAACTTTCGGCAAGCTGCTGAAAAAACACGCAGAAAAATTTCACACTTTAATGCGATAAAGCACTGGACAAAAGATGATGATTCTGGTAAGCTGTTTGTGGGTAAGAAAATAGGAATGTGCCAACTGAGCAGAACTTGCTCGGTAGGCTTGTTCTACATAGAAAATGTGGAGCCTTTCGCTTCTCTGACGAACAGTATTGCCGATTCGTTAAGGAGGTGGAAGGCTTTTGTTATACCCTGATATCAATTCGCAAAAGAAAACACAGCAAACAAGATACCGCACAGCATTATATCTGCGCCTGTCCCGTGAGGATGGTGATAAGACAGAGAGCGACAGCGTTGCAAACCAGCGCACCTTGCTTGAAGCCTATGCCGCAGACCACCCGGAACTGTGCATTGTGGACGAGTTTGTGGATGATGGTTACTCCGGCTCGAACTTTGAACGGCCTGCGTTCCAAAACCTGTTCAGGGAACTGGAGCAGGGGACCATCAACTGTGTTCTGGTGAAAGATCTGTCCCGATTCGGGCGAAACTATATTGAAGTGGGACGTTATCTGGAACGTATTTTCCCGGTCATGCGAGTCCGGCTGATTGCTGTGACAGACAACTATGACAGTCAATCTGCGTGGAAGACCAGCGATTCCATCATGGTCCCGATGCGGAATTTGCTCAACGATGCCTACTGCCGGGATATTTCCGTCAAGATCAAGAGCCAGCTTGCGGTCAAGCGGAAACGCGGCGATTTTGTGGGAAGTTTTGCAACCTATGGATACCAGAAGGACCCCAGCAATCATACCAAGCTGATCGTAGACGAACTGGCAGCAGAAAATGTACAAAGTATTTTTCGCTGGAAGATCAGCGGTATGAGCAATCAGGGCATCGCAGACCGGTTGAATGCAAGAAAGGTACCGTCCCCAGCTGCACGAAAGCTGCAGAGCGGTGCAAAGCTGAGCTTGCATTTCCGCAAGAGCGATGAGCCTCCATGGTCCGCCAAAGCAGTGGACCGCATCCTGCACAATGAGGTCTATACTGGGAAACTGGTGCAGGGAAAGACTCGGCGACTGGACTATCGCTCCAAAAAGAAAATGAACGTGCCGATGAGGGACTGGGTAATCGTGGACAACACCCATGAAGCAATCATTCCGGCAGAGCAGTTTGAACTGGTGCAGCGGATTCTGGAAACCGAAACTCGCAGGCCGAACGATGCCGAAACGGTGGCCCTGTTTGCAGGCTTTCTCTACTGTGGGGACTGCGGCAGTCGGCTGGTTCGCAGGTCGGCCAGCTATAAAGGAAAAAAGTACATTTACTACCAGTGCTCCGGCAGCAAACAGAACAAGGGCAACTGCACGAGCCATAACCTGCGGGATGAAAAGCTCTACAACATCGTGCGGAACGCGCTCCAGATGCAGATCCAGATCGTAATGGAGGAAGCTGAGTTTGTAGAAAGCGTCCGGCAGGCCCGGCAGGAGCCATACCGTGTGCGGCGTATTGAACGGCAGATTCGGCAGCTGACCGCAGAAAAAGCCCATACACAGGGAATTAAGGAAAAGCTGTACGGGGATTATGCAGACGAAATCCTCACACGGGAGGATTTTCTGAACTACAACGAACTGTACAGCAAGCGGATTGAAGAATATGACCATAAAATCACAGAACTGGAAGCAGAACGGCAAAACCTACAGAATGCTCCAAATGCTTATCCGTTTCTGGACGTGTACCGTAAGTATCGGAAATTAGAAGAAATCACCCGTCCGATGGTCATGGAACTTATCGAGAAAATCGAAGTGTATGAGGGCAATCGGGTGGAAATCACGTTCCGATTCCAGGATGAAATCGCGGATCTGCTGGAAGAACTGCATCAAAAGCAGCTGGGGCAGCATGAAGTGTCTGCTTAAAAGGAGGCTGTGACTTATGGCAAGAGTAAGTAAGAAAGTAAGTGCGGCGCAGCGAGAAGCCGAGAACGCACCGCACCGTGTCTGGAAAACCGCAATTTACGCACGATTGTCTGATTTCGATGATGTGCTTCGGAATACGGAATCACTGGAAGTGCAAATTTCCTATGTCAAGGAGTACATTAACCATCGGGATGACCTGATGCTGCTGGATGTGTTTGCGGACAAACGGTGCACAGGAACAAATTTTGACCGCCCGGAATTTGAACGGCTGCTGAAAGCACTGCAGGAGCGGAAAATCGACTGCATCGTGGTAAAGGACTTCTCGCGTTTGGGCCGCAATTTCGTGGAAACAGGCCAGTATCTGGAACAGATGTTTCCGCTGTTCGGTGTAAGATTTATAGCCATCAACGATAACTATGACAGCCTGAACAGCCAGAGCCGTGACGGGATGCTGGTACCGATCAAGAGCATGATCAACGAAATGTACTCGAAAGACCTGTCCCAGAAGATTCAGTCGTGCTTTCGTTCCAAGGAAGCACGAGGAGAAATCTATACCCCTGTTCCATTTGGCTACAAAAAGGATCAGAAGAATCATTTGGTTCTGGATGAGGAAGTCAGCGATGTGGTAGTTCGGATTTTTCTCTGGAAGAAATCCGGCATGAAAGAGCGCAAGATTGCAAAGAAGCTGTCTGCGCAGGGAATCCAGACACCTTTTACGCGCCGCTGTCAGCTGGGATACCTGAAAAACACCTTGCGGGTAAAGGACCCAGCATGGCAGCCAGCTTTTGTGACAAAGGTGCTGGAAAATCCAATCTACACAGGAACCATGGTCTACAACCGTATTGCCTACGATGAAACATATCGGAAAATCGGGCAGAATCCACGGGAAAGCTGGCGGATGGTGCCGGACAGCCACCCGGCGATTATCAGCTGGGAACTGTTTGATGAAGTTTCCGCGTTGCGGGAAGCTGAGCAAGAGGTCAGGGAGGAACGGAAAACATGGTGCAAACAGCGCAGAAAGAACAATCCGAACATCTTCAAAGGCAGAATCTTTTGCAAAAAGTGTGGAGAAAAATTGGTTTGTCATTGGCAAAGTGATGGTGCGCTGTATTTTTACTGTGCATCTTGCCATGTTTCAATTTCAGAGAAAGACCTCTGGAACGGCATTAACAAGGAGTTGCACCAGCGGATGGAAGAACACCGTGATTTGCAGAAGCTGGTACGGAAAAGCTCTGGAAAAAGCAAACTCCAATCAAAAGAAATAGCTACAAAACGTGAAATTGAACAGGCGTCAGGCAATATCGTTCGACTGGAATCAAAGAAGCGCAGCGGCTATGAGCAGTATGTTCTCGGAAAACTTTCAAAGGAGAAATTTCTGGAACTGAAGCAAGGTGTAGAAAATGAAATCGTATTACTGAAGCAGACAAAATCTGAAAGAGAGAAAGAACTGGCTGTTGTTCAAGAAGAACTGCAGCAGAAAAAGCAAATCGCAGGCAACACAGAGGCTCTTTTAACGGCAGATAATCTGCAGCAGTATGTAAAGAAAATTGAAGTGGATCACAAGAAAAATACTTACACGGAATTTGTGTTCTAACGAAAAAGGAGGACAGACAATGAAAGAAAAAATCTATGATGCCCAGACAGGAATGGAATATGTTTTGGTGGGTGATTATTATCTGCCAGCCTTGAAATTGCCACGGACCCGTCCGATTGGCCGCTGGGGGATGCTGCACAAGGCGTACCTGAAACTGCGAAAACCAGCCTATTACCAGAGCTTGCTGCTGAGCGGAAAACTGGATACTGTTTTAGCAAATGTGGAAGAGCAGGCAGTGGAACGATATGAGGTTTTGATCGAGCAGCTGAGCCGGCGGGAGCACGTATCGGAAAAACTGAAAGAAGAAAATCAGATGGAGTGGGTACGCCGTATGAGAAATCTGGAAAATCGTGCAGCAGAAATTGTAAAGGCAGAATTGATCTATACGTTTGAAGGACGGTGAACAGCAGATGATTGGAACCTACTACAGACTTTCCCTTGCGGACGAAGATGTGGGTGCGGATAAGGCAGAAAGCAACAGCATTCAGGGCCAGCGCGGACTGGTAGAGGGGTACATCATGGCCCACCCCGAACTGGCAACAGAGCCGCGTCAGGAGTATGTGGACGATGGCTACTCCGGCACCTCTACAAGCCGCCCGGCGTTCCAGCGGCTGATTCAAGATGCACAGGGCGGAAAGGTGAAAACGATTATTGTAAAGGACTTTTCCCGGTTTGCCCGTGACTATATCGAAGCAGGCGATTATATGGAGCGCATTTTTCCATTGCTGGGTGTTCGATTCATCTCTGTCAACGATGGGTATGACAGTGGAATGCAGGCCGGGAACGATGTACGCGGACTGGAAGTAGCCATCAAGAACATCATCAACGCATCCTACAGCCGGGATCTTTCTGCCAAAATCGCGGCAGCAGACCATGTGATGCAGAAAAAAGGAATGTATCTCGGAGGATACCGCCCGTTTGGATTCCTGCCGGACCCGAACGACTGTCATAAGCTAATCCTCGACCCGGTAGCCAGTCGATATGTGCGGTTGATTTTTGAACTGGCATTGCAGGGCAACAGAACAGGAACCATCGCAAAAATCCTGAATGAAAAGCAGATCCCGACCCCGGCAGCGTATCACGTGGCGGAAAATCATGTGTACAGTGAGCAGAAAGCATGGGATTTGCAGCGCAGTCATTGGACGAGTGGAACGGTTTACCATGTTCTGAAAAATGAGAAGTATAAGGGAACCTATGTGGGCGCGAAATTCATTATGCCGGTTCCCTGTAAGCATCGGGTTCTGCGCGCTCCCTTGGAACAGCAGGTACGAATTGAGGATAGCCATGCCGCCATTGTGACCCCGGAGGAATTTGAACAAGCACAAAAGGTTATTATGCTGCAGCATGGGAAGCATCAGGCCGGGAACTACACAAAACACCAGTATCCCTTGAAAGGCAAGGTCTACTGCGGTTACTGCCAGAAGCTGATGAAATATCGTGTTCTCAAGAAACTTGGCCCCTCTTTTAACTGTAGATTCTCAGCGACAGCGGTGGACAGTCCCTGCAAGCGAATCCCAATCTCTGAGGAACTGCTGGAAGAGATTGTCCGAAATGCACTGACAGCGCAAATAAAACAGGCGGAGCATATACTGGAAATCCTGCGCGAACGGGAACGCAAAGCGTTGATCTGCTTCTCCGCACTGGAACGGCAGGAAGAAAAGCTCAGTGTAGAAAAGGCAGAGATTGTAAAACAGCGCGTTGCACTGTATGAGCAGTATGCAGACGGAAACATGAGCAAGGAAGAATTCATCCGACAGAGAGCGGCTTACCGAGTGCAGGAAGATGAAAGAATGGCGCAAATCCAACGGCTGCGCACTGAAAAAAATCGAATTTTCCAGCCTGTGAAGAAGGATGCCGATAATTTGCAGACTGTCGTAAGTGCCGTAGAAGAATCAGGCGATGTGATGCACTTATCGCAGAATGTGGTAGAAACCTTTATTGACCGCATCGAGGTTTTCAACGATGAGCGCGTGAAAATTCATTTTACATTTGAGGACACATTGAACAGCTATGAGGAAAAGTGATTGCAGCGACTTTTTGAACTAAGGTATATAGCGAGTTTTAGCATTTAAAAACGGAGGCCCACATAAACCACAGACAGCACCCAGGAGAATTCGAGGGTGCGTCTGCAGCTTATGCGGGCCGTTTTATTTTGTGCTTTTTACTGCGAAATAATGTTAAACTCCAAGGCTGACAAGAGTGGCCTTTAACTCTTTTGCCATGCGAATAATGACAGTCTGTTCAGTTTCATTACAGTCCAGCAGCAAGCGGTGAAATTCGGAGTTTGCAGAGGAAGAAGAATGTTCAAGACAGTCGAGCAAAAGCTCATCCGCGGAAACGGATAAGGTGTTGGCAATTTCGACAAGAACAGAAATGCTAGGGATTTTTGTTCCATTTTCGATACGGACAATGTGTTCACGGCTACAGTTGATTTTTGCGGCGAGGGCTTCCTGCGACAGATTTGATTTTGAACGGTAGAAGCTGATTCGTTTTCCAAGAGAAGTACAATTTACGGACATATAGTGATCTTCCTTTCAAATGCCCGCATAAGATACTTTAATTATTTGACTTATGGAGAAATGAATCAAGAGGAACCAAAGAGGCAATCTGCATAGAAGTCAGAATTTTTGTCTCTCCCTTCTAGCGGAGATGGCTTCTGAGGCTAAAATGTGACCCAGCAGGTCACATTTTAGGGAACAAGTGACCTGCTGGGTCACAGAAAAAATCATCTGATAAGCGTATAATAAAAGCATGAAATCAAGCTGCGAAAATAAAGTGGGGAAAACGAAATGGAACGGTTGCTGACACTGTATAGCGAAGTTCAGTCAACGGATGTACGGTGGCTGTGGTATCCCTTTATTGCAATCGGGAAAATCACACTTCTGCAGGGTGATCCCGGCGATGGAAAATCTACCATGATGATGAATCTGATTGCGGAACTTTCAACAGGAGGTAAGACCCCGGATGGCTGTAAGATCGGCGTGCCGCAAAAAGCGATTTATCAGTGCTCCGAGGATGGCGTTTCGGATACGATAAAGCCCCGATTGGAACGCTGCGGGGCAGACTGCAGGAAGATTGCTTTCATCAATGAAGAGTTTTATAACGGCCTCACATTGGACGATGAGCGCATCCGTCAGGCAATCATTGAATTTCGGCCTCGATTGGTCGTGATTGATCCGATTCAGGCTTATCTTGGCAGCGATTCGGATTTGCAAATCGCAGGCAGAGCGCGGAAACTCATGCGCCGCCTTGGAATGTGGGCTGCTGGTTACGACTGCGCTATCGTTCTGATTGGACACCTCAACAAAAAAGAAGGCTCCAAAGGGTTGTACCGCAGTCTTGGCAGTATTGATGTTGTGGCAGCAGCACGAAGCGTCCTGCAGGTGGAGCGAGATACCGAGAATCCTGATATAAGAATCGTACATCAAATCAAAAACAGTCTTGCGCCTACGGCAGAAGACATCCGCTTTTCCATTTCTGCCGACAAGGGCTTTCGATGGCTGGAATGCAGGCCACAGCTTTTTGAAAAACAACAGCCGGACGCCGAACCCAAATTTGATACAGAGCAACAGAAAGCTGCCTACTGGATCAAGCATTTTCTTGAAAAAGGCGATATGAGTGCGAATGAAATTTATTGCCGTCTGGACAATGAGGGGGTCAGCAAACGAGTTGCACGGATGGTAAAAACAGAAATGGGAATCCACTGCTATCAGAAAAAGCGGAAATGGTATTGGAGCGTTCAGCCGGAAGAGGGTGCTATGAATGAATCGCAAGTATAAGGTTGGCGGCTATGTGAAACTTGCAAAACTGTGGGAACGCTCTAAGGATGCAGCAGTAGCCTATCATAGTTCCTACTATGCTGAAAAGTTTAGGGATGATGCGGATAAAAGGCTGGTGGGTGTCTATATTGACATCACAGGGAATAAGGAAATTTATAAACGCCCGGAAATGGTGCATCTGCTCAAAGATTGCAAAAATGGTTCCGTAAATCTGATTTTCTCGCAGACAAGGGCCTATATTGCAGCAAATACCTGTGATTTCTGTTTTCTGTTGAAATATCTGTTTGACTTGCCGATGCGAGTGGACATTGTTACAGACGATGATGACCAGAGAATCGACACCATTCTTGACTTTGATAACCAGCGGCAGAGCCTGAAAGATTTGGCTGAAAAATATACATCGATCCGAAGGAAAGATTATCTTGAGTGGAGAATCCGACTGGAACATGAAATGACAAAGGTTGAAGAAAAATGAACGTGGATGGACAGTATAATCCAAAAGACGTAGAGTGTATTTCGGTAGAAAACCTTGAAGTGCTGCCGAGTGGAGCGGATTGGCAGAGCCGGCATCTGGAATCTGAAAGGCGAAAAGCAGAGATTCGTGACAGAATCCATAAGCAGGCAGAACAGGGCCAGAAAACGGCAAAAGACTACTTTCGTCCGGCGAAACCGACACCATCGATTTATGACAGCGACCTGAAGCGTGTAGCCGTTTATGCCCGTGTCAGCACTTCCAGCGAAGAACAGATTTCTTCCATTGAAAACCAGACTCTATATTACACCAAAAAGATTGCAGAAACGGAAAACTGGAGTTTGCAGGATATTTACAGCGATGAAGGAAAATCGGGTACTTCACTGCGGAAACGGGATGCGTTTAAGCGCATGATGCGGGATGCCAAAGACCAGAAGATGGATTTGATTATCTGTGCCAGCATTTCACGTTTTGCCCGGAATTTTTCGGATTGCATGACACAGATCGCAGCTTTGAAAACTATGCATCCTGCACATCCCATCGGTGTGTACTTTGAAACAGAGAATATCTACACGCTGAATCCAAGTAGCCAATACAGCCTTGACATTCAGGCGCTTCTGGCGGACTGGGAATCGGGCAATAAGAGCCGCCGCATGATCCTTTCGTATGACCAGCGCATTATGACAGGCCAGTACCCGGTGGCCGACCTGATGGGGTATCGGCATACCAAAGATGGACAGTTGGTAATTGAGCCGGAAGAAGCAAAGACGGTGCGTTTTATCTTTCTGGCGTTTATCTATGGTTATAACTGCGATCAAATTGCGGCAGTGCTGACGCAGAAGAAGCGTAGCACCCTGCGTGGCAAGCAGGAGTGGAATGGCATGATGGTGGCAAACATCATGAAAAATGAACGCCGCTGGGGTGATCTGGAAGCCCGGAAGAGCATCGTGGTGGACTACAAGCTGGGCAAGGTTACAAAGAATAATGGGAATCGCTGCTCTGCCTATGTTCCGGAACACCATGAAGCAATCGTTTCGCCGGAAATTGCACGGGCTGCACATCTGGTGGCATCCAGCAGGAAGAAGTGCGGTGTGCAGGATATTGTGGTGATCCAGCAGGGAGCATTGAAAGGATTCGTGGGCATCCATCCGAACTGGAGTGGCATCAATGCCGAAAGCATCCGCAGCCTTTGCCTGAGCACCTATCTGCCGGAAGAGGTGATGAAACTGAACGATATAGCAGAGATGAGGGCTGGGGCAACACTGGGAAAGGCACTTCAATCTGAATATATGACGGTTTCAGGTGCTTGCTTTATCAACCAGAGCAGCCCGGTTATGACGATTTCTAAAAATGGAATCCGTTTCAGCAAGGCCTGCCATAGCCGGTTGGACGACTGCGAGTATGTGGAACTGCTCTATCATCCGATTCTGCAGGTCGTGATTTTGCGAAAGAGCAATCACGGCTTTTCAACGACGATGCGCTGGAGAGATGACAATGACGTTCATAGTGCTTTTTCAGCCAGAGCATTTTCTGGACTGGTCTTCCAAACATTGAACTGGAGAAGGAATTGCCGCTATCAGTGCCGTGGTATCTGCCGGGGTCAGGGAAATGCAAAATTTCTGATTTTTGAATTGGATGAGTCCCGGATTTTAACTGGGAAAAATCAGTATGAACAAGAAAATTGTTCGATGAATCTGAAATGCCGGTTATATCGGAGTAAATGGGTTCAGAGCATTACAGTTAGTGATGTGATGGAATCTGGCCAAGTCGTAGAAAATCCCATGATTGGTGCAATTCCAAGCAGAAATGAAGTTCAACGTGAACTGGATGATCTTTTGATGTCGATGTAGGAGGAACTTATAGAATGGAAGAAAAAAGCAGGGCGCAGGAACTGAGCGTTCGGGAAATCTCCTTGATTCGTGAACTTGCACAGATACGGAAAGAACATAAAAGAGAACTGGAGTACGAAAAGTTCGATGGCTATGAACTTCCGCCACGCACCCAGTTTTCTATGCTGAATAAACCTGCAGTGAGCATAAAATATGGTGTTATGAAATTTAATATGGCGTGCATTCGGCTTTTTGAAGGAATCAAGTATGTCCTTCCGATTTTGCACCCCAATAAGAAGCGGCTTGCGTTGATTATGTGCCCGGAAGAGGACAGCGCGTCTGTTGAATGGGCACGACAGAAAGACGAAAACTGGGTGAATAAGGATATTACATCATTGGAATTTGTGGAAAATATCTTCAGGCTCATGAACTGGAATCGGGAATGCCGTTATAAAGTGCTTGGACGGGTGGCTAATTCAGATCAGGGTCTTTGTATGTTGTTTGATTTGGAAGAAGCAATCATGTTCACCCCGAAGCCACAGGAATATACAGATCCGCTTACTGGTGAAATGAAGAAAAAGCAGATGAAATTCTTCCCGGATGCCTATAAGAACCGTATCGGAAAATCTTATAATGACTATATTGCAGACCATCAGATGAACATGTTTGAAGACTTCATTGGGTATCAGGGTTCTACTGTATTGGATGAGCCCGAACGAGAAGCAGGCACTACTTCAATACCGATTCCGCAACGTGAAGAATCTGAAAATATACCTTTGCCAGATTTACCGGGACAGCTTGAAAACGTACAACAATCGGGCAATGAGATTGCTGAAAGAGGAATGCCGACATGAATTCTGGGCGAGTTATGAACCTGCGAGTGACAATTCCGGCGGAAAGCCGGAGATTGAACGTTGGGAAAGATGTTATCCGTATTCTTGGAAGTCCGGCCTATATCTGCGTTTTGCAGAGGAAAGATCGGAAGTCTATTGCAATCACGCCGTGTGCTGCGGAGCATCCCATGTCCTTTAAGGTCCCGGACAAGCTACTGACCGATGGGCAGTGTCGGATGATGATTAACGGAATACAGTTCATTCAGGTGTTGCTGGAAGCAAATGGCCTGGCGGCAGGAAAAGACCATCAGTTTAAAGGACGGTATGATGCCGAGAAAAATGCAGTTATCATTTCGCTTGAAAAAGATGAACAAAGTGCCCTCTCGCCTCAAAAGTGTACAACTTGACATCACGTCCATTTGGTCGTATAATACGTCCAAATGGACGTGATGAAGGGAGCTAATACTATGAGTGCCGGAATTTTAGATGGCTTTCAAACGATAATTCCAACGGCAGCGGCTGTCTTATCGGAAAAACGACAAATATTAAGGCTGACGCAACAAGAGGTTGCTAATCGCGCAAAAATAACATTACGTCAATATCAAAGGCTGGAATCTGGGGAAAGAAACATTTTGACTTCTTCTTTTGGCTTGGCATGTCGAGTAATTGAAGCTCTTGATATGGATGTTTCTAAATTCTATCATGGTGACTATTACCTTGAAGAAGAAGTGAAGACAATGAGAGGCAAAGGGATTGCCAGCAGAAAAAAGTCATCGATTTAAAGGACGGCATGATGCCAAGAAAGAGCAATATGGACAAATCTATGTTGAAAAGTTTACATCTGCCAGCTTGATATGCAAGGCGTTTTATGGTAAGATGAAAGCATAATAGGGAGATTATGAAGCTCGGAGAGAGGCGGTGAGGCCGATGGGAGATAACAGGATGGTTAGTTTCTCACTGGGAGGAATGGCCTTTGAATACGATGATAATAAAAATCAGATAAATATTAAAAAACACGGAATTTCATTTAAGAGTGCAGCGCGTATCTTCTTTGACTATGACCGAATCGAGTTTTATGATGAGGATCATAGCTATGACGAAGATCGATATAACACCATAGGCGATACTTCTGCTGGACGGATTTCTCAAAAAGCAGAGGGTGCATTGATTGGCAATATAGACCAGTTCATCGGAAAGGTGAATGAAATACTATTTGTTGTATATACTGAACGAGTAAGAATTGAAGAAAGCGGTACAAAAACAGATGTGACAAGATTGATTTCGGCACGAATGGCTACCGAATTTGAAAGGGGGCTTTATTATGGTAAAAACGAGTGAAATGTCTATGGAACTGAAACAGGAACTTGCATTTACAAAAGAAGAACTCGCAGAACTGGAAGCGGCAAAGAAAATGCCAATCACGTTTGATGCGGATTGCCCTGAAACCACACCTGAGCGGGCGGTTAAATTTAGAAGAGTTAATCCGCCGCGTAACAGAATGGATGCCCATGGAGCATAATCATAATCAAGAAAAGAACGTATAGAGCGCAAGTAAGCCCTACAAGGCTCAGATCGGTTCGGAACCGACTGAAACCCTTGTAGGGCTTATTTTTTTGTAAATTTTTTTGTTCCTTGCTTGACAACCGCATAGGGTCAACCAAGAAAAACTACGATAACTAAAGGGTTTTGACGGCTTGAGTTGTCCTTCAAAAGTTTTATTTGTTAAACAACTGCAAGAAGCGGGAAATCCTGAGGGTTATATGTAGGTGGCTTTTGGAAGCTCTGTTTTGACCCACAAAAAGGAGCAGCAAATAAAGATTGAAGGAGAGTTCAAGCCTACGGTGGATTGCCATTGAGCAATCCGCCGTGGGCTTGTTTGCGCAAAAAAGATTTAGGATGGGATAGAGGAGTGGAATCAAAGAAAGTTGTACAACACGTTTACTTAGTAGGCGCTAAGTCTATATATCGAGTTGCGGAAAAAGATGAGGAGTATTTGAGGGATGAGGAAGAAAAAAATCAAAATACTGCA